TGCTGACGGAACTTCTGCAACAGCGCAAGCTGGAACTTCAGCAGGAATCATCTCTTATGTTGGTACAGAAACTCCTAAGGTTTACGCAGGTACTTCATACTTCGCTAAAAACCTTATTGCAGGTACAGGTCTATGGGGAACATTGATCGGTGCAACCGATTCAACTGGTCGCCCAATCTACAACGCTACAAATCCTTGGAACGCTGGTGGCGATGTTGCTCCATCATCAATCCGTGGAAATGTACTTGGATTAGATCTTTATGTTGACAACAACGCTGTTTCAACAGTTGCTGATAACTGTGCATTCATCGTTGCTCCAGAAGCTGCAACTTGGTACTCATCACCAACTTCATACTTCTCTGTAAACATCGTTTCAAATATGCAGGTACAACTAGCAATCTACGGCTATGGTTCATATGTAACCAAGCAAGCTGCTGGTATCCGCGTATTCAAGAAATCAGCTTAAGTTAATTAGATCTATCCCGGGTGAGTAGCCCTTCATCCGGGATAGCCTGAAAGAAGGCAATCATGGCAGCCACTTATGTAACACAAGCGGAACTTCGCACAAACCTAGGTATTGGTACTTTGTACTCAAATGCCGTGGTTGAAGAGGTATGTCAAACAGCTGAGGATTTATTAAATTCTTATCTTTGGTTTGACTCAGTTCCAGTCGTTGCGGCTGCCTTGAGCCAAAATGTGGCTACTCTTATTCTTGCATCTGCCGGATCATATGCAGCGGGTCAAACAGTTACTATTACAAATTCAGGGGCTACTTACAATGGTACTAAAACTATTACTTCTACCTATCCTTGGTCTGTCGGGTCTACTACTTTTCCTTATTTCACTTTTTTTCCTTGGAATAATTACAATTTTCCTCGGGGTTACAGTCTTATTCAGTATTCTGTTACAGCTGCTGATGACCCTTACCACCTTATCGTTCCGTACGGCAAAGCGGCTGGTGTAGATACAAAACAGACTTCATATGCAAGCACTCCAGCTGTTCGTGAGGCGGCCATGATGTTAGCGGTGGACATCTGGCAAGCTCGGCAGACTCCAGCAACCGGTGGAACTGCCGTTGATTTCCAACCTAGTCCATACAAGATGGGTCGTAGTCTAATGAGCCGGGTTCAAGGCCTTATTGCGCCTTACACTGGCCCAAGATCAATGGTTGGTTAAATGTCAGTAGCAATTACTACACTTAGATCAACAATCGCCACAGCATTAACTAATGATGGCGTATGGTCTGTATTTTCATACCCGCCAGCAACACCCCTGGCTAATTCAATCGTGGTTGGCACAGCTGATCCATATTTAACAACTAACGACAATTCAAATTTAACTATTAGCCCAACGGCGCATTTCAAAATTTCTTTATTTGTACCTATGTTTGATAATCAAGGCAATCTACAAACCATTGAAGAGTTTATGATTGCCGTGTATCAAAAACTTGCACAATCTGGCTTGGTGTTTAACGCTCCAGCCTTTTCAGCACCACAGGTATTATCATTACCTTCAGGAGATCTGCTTAATGTGGATCTAAATTTCGACATACTAACGAGTTGGAGTTAAACATGGCAGACACAGATGCCGGCAAATTAGCCGCATGGGAAAAAGAGAATTTGGCGTTTTTAATCAAGATCGGTCAGATTAAAGAGTCAAAGCCAGCAGTACAAGACACACCTAAAGACAAGGAATAACAATGGCCATATTTCTACAAAATAATGTTGGCGTAAAGATCAACTCAATCGATCTATCTGACCACATTACTTCCGTTACAGTGCAACAAACCTTTGATGAAGTTGAAGTAACTGCTCAAGGTGATACAGCACACAAATTCAGCAAGGGTCTAGAGTCATCAACCATTACTTTAAACTTCTTAAACGATTTTGCAGCTTCTTCTGTTGCAGCGACTCTTCAATCAGCATACGGCACATCCGTAACAGCTGTATTGATCCCAGTAAAGGGAACTGCTGTTTCAGCAACAAACCCTCTTTACACAACTACTGTTTTGGTAAATAACTTGCAACCTTTGAATGGCGCAGTTGGCGACATTTCAAATTCAAGCATTACATTTACCTGTAACAGCACTATTGTTCAGACAACATCGGGAACATTCTAAGGAGATAAGGGCACATGGCTAGACTTCGTATCACAAGGGCTACTGGAGAAATAACTGAGCATCAGATTACTCCAGCGATCGAAATGGCCTTCGAACTTCACTTCAAAGCAGGGATTCACAAGACTTTCCGTGAGCAGGAACGCCAATCAGATATTTACTGGTTAGCCTGGGAATGCTTACGGAAGTCCGGTGTAACAGTACCGATGTTTGGCATTGAGTTCGTTGAAACTTTAGCCAAGGTCGAAGTATTGGATGACGAAACAAATTTTTAGGTCGGGGATCAATGACCTATTTGATCGCCAGTTTGGCGGTTGAGACAGGAATTGCGCCCCAAGATTTAATGGAACTTGATCAACCGGTATTTAATGCCATGATTCAAGTCCTTAAAGACAGAGCACAGGAGATTAAGAATGCCAGTAGTCGTAAAAGGTCTCGCTGAGACTAAGCGTGCTATGAAGCAATTTAATCCAGAGATTTACAAAGAAATGCAATCTGAAATTAAAGCCGTAATGTTACCGGTACGGGATAAAGCACGAAACTATGTACCTTTTCAAACCATGTCTGGTTGGATGAATCAAAAAGGTACTTGGGAAAATAGAGGGTTCAACAAAGGTTCTATTGAAAAAGGAATTAGATATTCCGCTGGAACCACAAATAAAAATGACAATGGATTCAAAAGCGCATTTTATGTAGCCAACAACACGGCCGCTGGAGCCATTTACGAGACCGCCGGTAGAGCCAATCCTAATGGACAGCCATGGGTAGGTCGTAAGGGCAAAGGTGGCAATAGATATTCTCATTCATCTAATCCAACTGCTGGTCAAACATTCATTCGTAATATGCAAGGATCGCTTGCCGGCGCAGATAAACAAAAAGGTAGATTACTTTACAAGGCGTGGGCACAGGATAACGGCAAGGTTGTACCAGCTGTAATTGATGCTATTAACTCAGCAATCACTAAATTTAATAAGGCGGCACAGCCCAAATGACAAATATATTTGTTAGCGCAACTACCACTTATAATGGCAAGGCTTTAGCCAAAGGTCAAAAGCAATTAACCGATTATGAAAAATCGCTTAAACAATTAGGTAAAACTCTTGGTTCGGTATTTGCTGCTCAAAAAATATACGCATTTGGTAAATCATCCGCTCAAGCATTTATCTCAGATGAGAAAGCGGCCAAAGCTCTCGAAATACAATTGAAAAACCTTGGTTATGGATATGCTGATAAGAGCGTAGAAGATTACATTGCCAAACTTGAAAAAATGTATGGGGTCTTAGACGATCAACTTAGACCGGCATTTCAGACTTTAATCACTTCAAGTGGATCATTAATCCAAAGCCAAAAGGCTTTAGGTATTGCTTTAGATGTAAGTGCAGCAACCGGTAAATCAGTTGAAGAAGTTTCGACAGCTCTTGCTAAAGGATATACAGGTCAAACAACTGCCATTTCTCGCCTAGGTGTAGGAATAGATAAAACAACCTTGGCTAGTGGCGATATGAATAAAATTTTAGATGCCATACAGAAAAAATTCTCAGGCCAAGCCGCTGCTCGATTAGGTACATATGCTGGCAAAATGGATTTATTAAATGGATCATTATCTAGATCAAAAGAAATAATTGGAAAAGGCATTCTCGCTGGCTTATCAGAAGGTACGAACGCTGAAGGCTTAAAAACTTTTACAAAAGATATGGAAAATCTTGCTGGAGTGGTTGCTACTTTGGTTGCTGGTTTTGCATCTTTAATTAGCAAAGTGAGCAGATTTACAGCAATTCGTATTGGCAATACAAATGTTTTAGATAAATTATTAAGTATTGCTCCAGTCGTATCTGCCTACTACAACATGGGCAAACAAGCACTTGGTACTGATACGGGTGCAAGGGCAAATCGTTCCTACCAAGGTGGTCAAACTTCAAATGACTATTATGTCAGTCGTAAAAAAGAATTAGATATATTAAAAGAAAATAACAGAATTGCTGCTCAATTGTTGGCTAAACAAAAGGCCGAATTGGCGTTAAAAGATTTAGCAAACAAATTTGATGTTGAAAGAATTAACCTTCAGACGGCTTTAGCGGCTGCTACCGATGAAGAAACCAAATTACGCATCAAGGCAAAACTGGCTTTATTGGATCAGGATTCAGCCTTAGCGGCACTTTATAACAAACAATTAGATGCAGCCAATGCGGCCAATACTTTTGCCAATGCAGCCGTTCAAGCAGCCGATAAATTATTTAACGCTTTTGAAAATGCTTCAAATTATGGTGCATTTAGAGAGTCTCCATATGTACCAGGAGCAGCGGTTGCCTCAGCCAGCACTGGTAGCGTTACAGTTATTAACAACTTTAATGCTCCAACTTTTGATACTCAACAAAAGATCAATCAAATGGTTCAACAAGCAACCCTTGAAAACAATGTGAGTTTAGGAATTACCGCTCCGGCTGGATTCTTATAATGGCAATTCCAAAGGTCAACGCCTTTATCAATTTCTCAACTGGCCCTAGTTTTGGTCAGGCTTTTATTATTGGTTCAGGTATTTTTGGAACAAACATTCTTGCTGATTCCACAGCTATTATCGTTGATGTATCAAGCCAGGTAGATTCAATAACCACATCCCGTGGTCGCAACGCAATTGCGGATCAATTTTTTACCGGAACTCTTAGCCTTCGCCTTGTCGATCAGAATGGTGATTTTAATCCACAAAACCCCTCAGGGCCTTATTACAATCTGCTAAGTCCGATGCGTAAAGTTCAAATTACTGCAACTTACGGCGGAACTACCTACCCTATATTTTCAGGGTTTATCACAGGATATAACACTATTACTCCACAGAAAGTTGGAGATGTGGCTTATACAGTTATTACAGCTGTCGATGCCCTCAGATTATTAAACAACGCTCAAATTACAACTGTTACCGGCGCAGTTGCTGGTGAATTGTCAGGAACTAGAATAAATCGATTATTAGATCAAGTTTCATGGCCACAATCCATGCGAGACATTGATGCGGGTCAAACTACATTACAGGCAGATCCAGGCACTGCAAGAACAGTTTTAGCAGCTTGTCAAACAGTTCAAATATCTGAATATGGCGCATTCTATGTGGATGCTTCTGGATCAATAGTTTTCCAAGATCGTAAATTCACCACATCAAGCGTATATGCCCCAGCGGTGGCTTTTAATGATAACGGCACACAAATACCTTATGAGTATGCCCTATGGCTTCTCAACGATGCTCAGGTAACCAACGTGGCTTACATAACGGCTACTGGATTAGCAACTCAAACCGCCACTAATACAGCTTCTATTGCCAAGTATTTTACCCATGGTTATACCCAGCAAAATCTATTAATGCAGACAACTCAAGAAGCCCTCAATTATGCTTTGGCATATGTGGCCAGCCATGCTGAAACTTCAATTCGATGCGATGCCATTACTTTAAATCTTTATACAGATAATTACGATGCAGGTATCGTGGCTGCTTTAGGCCTAGATTATTTCGATCCAGTAACAGTTACTACAACTCAGCCCGGATCTGGAACAGCAACAACTCAAATTACCAAAACTCTTCAAGTATTTGGGGTAGAGCATAAAATTACCCCTAACTCCTGGAGAACGACATTTACCACCCTTGAGCCAATAATCGATGGATTTATAATAGGATCCAGTTTGTATGGTGTCTTGGGAACCAATACACTAAGCTACTAAGGAGTAACAAATGGCATCAGGATTTCCAGCGGCAACCGGCGATGTAATGACGGCTGCAATGTTTAATGGGTTAGTTACATTTACAGTTAATA